GCGCGGAGGTCAGGGCCTCGCGGCTGAAGTGGATGCAGGGGTATTTTCCGTGGGAGCGGTCGAAGAGGTGGCGGTCGGTGGCGGGGAGGTCCACAAAATAGGAGCAGGTCTGCCAGTAGATTCCGGCAATGCCGTCGTCGTTCACGGCGCGCGCCAAAACCGTTAAAATTTCATACAGCTCATCCGCGGCGGCATCGAGCGAGCCATCCACCGCTTCGGAGATGGCCAGGCTGTCGGCCGCCTCGTCGGAAAAGGCGGTTTTGCCGCGACCCACATCGAGCAGGGCCTTGACAAACTTCTGACTCCAGCCATGTTTTGCGGCATCCTCGCGCACTTGCGCGGCGGTCAGGAGGTTGCGGCGGATGATCCAGGGGCTGCGCTGCAGGTCCGTCACATAGCGGGGATAGAAGACATCCTCGAACTGGCGCAGAGCGGCAATGCGCGGCAGCGCGCTCTTGACGCGCGGCATGGGGAACTCCACCTCGCCTTTGGCATAGAGTCCCGTTACCATCTTGTTGATGCGCGCCGGCTTGAGCTGCTCGAAGCGCGCGGAGAGCACCTGCCGCAGCTCGATGGCGCGCTCGGGGTTGGTCACGAGGTCGATGAGGATGTCGCCCTCTTCTGGGCTGGGTTCCTCGGGCATGACCTCCACAATCTGGGCGATCAGCTCGTCCCAGGTGATGGTTTGCATGACGACTTCCTTTTCCTCTTCCCAGTCGCACCAGAGGACGGCGCCGGCGGGGCTGTCGCCATAGGTGTATTGCGCGAGGAGTTCCACCTGACGCGGAAAGTCGGTGCTCCACTGGTTCTTGACCAGCCATTTGATCAGGGTGGAGTTGTAGCCGCCGTTCTTGCCGTCGGTGCCCTCCATGCCCATGTCGCGAGGGGTGGCACGCAGCGCGGCGGTCTTGAGTTCGGCAACGATGTAGTTGATGACGCCATCGGAGGTGAAGGGGCGGGTGTCGGACGCGCCGTCGAAGGGCATGGCCGGGTGGTTGAGAACGGAGTCGCGCTTGCGGCCGTCGGGGCTCTGACCTTCCCAGCGGCAGAGGCGCTGATCGAGCGCGGTGGTGCGGGCGGTTTGCACCGCATCGGCAATGTCCGTGCGGTGGGCGTTGATGACGGCCTTAACGGCCAGAACGTGCGAAGCGGACGCCTTCTCGCGTCCGCCGTCTGCTTTTACAAAATCGAGGGTGGGGGTTTCGTCGTTCATATTAACCGCCTACACGTTTGCGCGCCCAGTCGAGGGTGCTTTGGGTGACGGTGCATCCGCCGGAGGTCGACACGCTGCGTTCGCCGCCGACGACAATCTCGGGGTGAACGCGCTTCACTTCGTCTACAAAATTGGGTTCGTTCCAGGCATTATCGACGCCGTGCTTGCGGCCATAGTCCAGACCGTTGGTGAACAGCTTGGGGTCGATCTGCATGTCGCGTTCGACGGAACTGCCGCACTTGCGGCCGACGTTGCGATGATCCTTCGCGCGGTGCTGCCGCTGGATCGCCGCCGTGGTTTCTTTGTCCGTGCTGATGGCCATGGGTTGGTTCCTGTTGGGAGGGGCGGCATGAATGCCGCCCTTACAAATTCCCCGCCCGGATCTGTAGTCCGGGCAGGGGTGGAGGTTACTGGATGAGGAAGTAGAATTTCGCGCTGCCGGAGATCATGGCCGACAGCGCCTGCGCGGAGTCCGGAGTGAACACAAAGTCCAGCGTATCGGCAGAGGTATAAACCTTCTTCCCGAGCGATAGGGAGGACGCGGCTTGCCCGTACTTCTTCCAAACCTCCGTGCCATCACTGGCCAGAACCATCGCGGCCAGGAATAGATCCGCATCCGTCCCGTCCCCCACGGTCACCGTACAAGCGGTCACATTGGTGGCGGCGGTGTCGAACGCGGTGTCGAGCACGGCCATGGTGAGGATGCACGCGGTTTTGGCCGGCACCGCAACCGTGAGGGTCTGCGCGGTGTTGGCCGTGGTTTCCGTCAGGTCGGTGGAGTCCATGGTGAGAACCCGATTGGCTCCCCCGGCGGCGGCGGATTCCGCCACACTCAGCGCGCGCCATTCAGCGGCCTCGGTGAATAGTGCTGCCATCAGCACCAAAGAGATGAGAATTGATTTCTTCATAATTTTCTTTCTGTTGGTTGAGAATCAGCCCCGCTTACCAGGCGGGGCTGTGCTGGGTTAGGTGGTCAGCGAACTTGGGCGGACCATGAGCTGACCTTTGGGAATCCCGTAGAGCAGCGTGGCGATGTAGCTGTACACCCCGGTATCACCGGATCCATCGTTGTTCAGATCCATGTGAGCGATCTTCTTCTGGAACGCAATCTTGTTGCGCGCCATGTCGAGGAAGTAACCCCCGGCACTGCTGATCACATCGGTGCGCGCGCCGGAAACATCCCGGAACAGGCGGTGATTGATGTGCGTGCGAACCAGTCCAACGGAGAACTTGAACACATCGATCATACTCACGAACTCGCCATCACGGCCGGACTGCGTGAACTGGCGCATCGGCATGTTGGTGGTGGTGGCGGCCGGATCGCGCGCTCCGAAGAGATCCATCTGCCGTTTGAGCAGCGGACCGACAAACCCGTCGAGCGTGACACTGTTTTCCACGTCGATCGATGCGGCGGCCAGCAGAGCCTCGAAGGCTTCTTCGGTCAGCGTATCGAGTGCGCCAGTATGGATGCAGTCCGAAGAAACACGGAACTCTTCCGCGATCGGGAAGGCGGCTGAGTGACCACTGTTGGCCAGCACCTTGCCGATTCCGCGGCAGCGGAACGGGGTTTCGCCGCTCTGCACACTGGCATCCTGCTCGGAGAGGAACAGCATTTCCAAGCCGTTCTTCAGGCGGTTGATGGCCGCGGCCTTCTCTTCGACCTTCTGCTGTGCGGATGCGATGCCCACAGTGTCGGTGACACCGGCGCGAGCCGTGACCTTCCAGATGGACTCGTTTTCTTCGGTGGCGTTACTGAGGCTGCCATAGCTGCGGCCTTTGGCACTGCCGGCAGGCTCGGTGTCGAGTTTGCCGCCGTAAGCGCCGCCATCGAGTTCGCGGGCGGCCCAGCTGTGGATGGACTGCGCGGGTTTCTTCGCTTCTTTCAAAAGCGCGAGGAACATGTGTTTCTGTTCCCCCAGGGTGTGGATGATGTTGTCCCAGCTGGGGACTTTGTTATCCATAGTGCCTTCGGTTAATGGGCCATTTCTCATACGTTGTACTCCTTAAAACATGGATGCGATGGCTTCGTCGGTGCCGCCTCGTTTGAGGAACTCCTTTTCATCGAAGCCATTAGTGGGGGGTGCGGTCGGCTGCGGGGCTGCAGCGGCGGGGAGGGCGGCGGACGGGGAGGGCGCGGCTTTCTTCACGGGCTTTTTCTTGAGCGCGGCTTTCGCCTTCGCCTGATCCGCTAGGGCTTTGAACCCGGCGGTCATCACCTCTGCCTGACGCGCTTGCGCGGCCGTGCGGATAGTGGTTGCCTGGGAGAGCAGTGCCTGATTCTCCTGGGAGCGGGAGGCTTTGTTGGCCAGCACCAGCAATTCTGTTTGGGTCCAGAGCTTGCCGTTGGTGTCCTCGTACCCGTTGGGGTCCTCGGACAGGTTTTCGAGCCAGTTGATCCGGTGTTCCACCTTTGCGGCTTCGGTCAGGGTTTGGGCATCGGCGGTTTCAATAAACCGGCTGTCAATGCCTTCGGCTGCCACCGCGCGAACGTTCGGGTCCGTCTCCTTCTGAAGCTGCTCAATGGTCTGCTGTGCTGTTGCCAGCTCGGCGGCGACCTTCGCAGTCTTCGTCTTCTCCTTGCCGATGCGGGATCGGAAGATTTTGTAGCCCTCGTCGGAAAACACCTCCTTGTGCTCTTCTTCCGCGGGATCAGCTTCCTCAACGGGGTTGCCGTCTGCGTCGAGCTCAACAACTTCAACGGGGTTTCCGTCTGCATCGAGTTCAACAACTTCAACGGGGTTTCCGTCTGCATCGAGTTCAACGGGAACTATCTCTTCAGGTATCACTTCCACCGTTTCAGGTTTCAGGTTTCCCGCTTCAAGTTTTCCATCGAGTCCCTCGATCACCTCTTCGATCGTCCCTGTGTCAACATTTTCAACCGCGCTGCCGGGCTGGGGCTGTTCGATTCCTGGTTTGGCCATGATGTGCTCCCATCAAGTAGGGGTCAGTTCCAGTTACGGCCGGAAGAGTTTGCCGACGGGGCATCCCGCCCCACGGCTACTGGTAAAACGCAAAAAGCGCGAGGCGTAAACCCCGCGCTCCCGTAAACCGTTCTTAGAACGGTAAACAGGTTGTTTTTAGATGACTTATTCCCTCAAAAGCGGGGAACTCGTTAAGGGAGTGTTGGAAGCAAGTAGCGCAAGCGTCCCGCTTGCTTTCCAATGATTGGAAAGAATCCCTAGTTCCAGTCGCGGCGCACAGAATCGATCTGCCCGAACATCCAGGTGACAAACCGCGAGCGGCTCCAGCCATTGCGCCAGCGCGTGCCATCGACCCACACCGCAAAGCGATCCGTTCCTGCCGCCGGCTCATGCACCACCTGCAAATGGTGCAGGGTTCCGGTGCGCGGATTACAGGTCGCCAACTCCAGCACCAAGTGAACCTCTTGCGGCTCGCGCCACTCCAGCGCGGCGGCCAGCCGCTCATTGTGTTGCACCGCCTGACCCGCCCAACCCATTCGCCGGCCGCGCTCACGCGCCCGCTGAATCAGCTGTTGAGTGTCCATATTCCCCCGCCTTCCGACGGGAAAATACAATGTCGCATAACGCGCGGCAACTCAAAAACCGCACTCATTAACTAGTTATGTGCTTAAATAATTTTTGAAATCATTCGGGCGACTCGGTTGCATGATGAGCCGAACTCCTTGTCTCCCTTTCCGTTGATCGCAAATGTTTCAGATGCGGCGCGTTGTTTGAGAGCCGCCTTTGCTCGGCTTAAGTCCGTCAGTAATTCGCCAAGTTGTTGCTTCTTCCGATCACTGAAGCACATAACAAGCAAATTCAGAAGGTACTGGATACCCCGTCGCGTTTTGTTCTTTTTCATACGTTCTCCTTTGGGGCATCCGGCCCCTGATTTGTAGCGTTGGCCATCTGTTTTAAAATTGTATCCCTTCGGTGAATGGCCTCTCTCACGCAC